GCCTACAGGCAAAGCAACGGGGGGTATCACCAGTGCTGCCGATATTGAAGCAAAAAAGAAAGAAATTGCCGAATTGAGGAAAGCAGAAGATGAAGCCTTAAAACTGATAAAAGATAGCCGGAAACGCCAAACGGAAGAGATCGAACTACAGTATTCCCGCCAGATAGAGGATCTTAAAAAGCGTATTAAAACGGAGGAGGATTTGACACCTAAAGCAAAAGAGGCCATCAATAAGCAAATCACTTCATTAGAAGCACAAAAACAGCAGGCACTAAAGAAGCTATCCGATGAAGAATTGCAGAAGGAAATTGCCAACCGCCAGAAGCTTATAGAAATACAGCTTGAATCTGTAAAGAAAGGAAGCGAACAGGAATATCAACTGAAGATGCAGCAATTAATTGCGCAACGGGATTTAGACCTTTCTAATACCGAACTTACCGAACAGATGAAATTTGCCATCCGTGAAAAATATAATAAGAAAATTGATGATCTTGTAAAACAACATGATGCGGACTTACTGAAAAAGCAACAGGATGCAATGAAACTTCGCTATGAAACCGAGATTGCAAAAGTGTACAATGATGAAGCGGAAGTTTATCGTATCAGGTTAAAGCAAAGAAAGGAGGAATTAGACGCCATCCAACAAATGGAAGGTGAAAGTATAGAAGCTTTCAATCTTCGTAAGCTGGAACTTAAAAATGCTTATCTTGATGCAGAAAAAGAGCTAGCAAATAAAGAGATAGAAATAGAGAAGCAAAAAGCAGATGCAATCGGAAGTATTATCGGAGGAATTTCTTCTTTATTGGAGTTGGCCGGAGAAACTAATGAAGAAATGGCACGTGCCGCAAAACTATTAGCGATTGCGGAAGTTGCCATAGCGCAGGGAGTAGCTATTGCAAATGCTGTTAAAACGGCTACCAGTTCAAGTGCAACATGGATAGATATGTTAGTGGCTATTGGAACAGTTGTTGGTGCTGTTACTGCTGTTATGGGAACTGCTATGAAGTCTATTAAGTCCGCTAAATTTGCAACCGGTGGACTAGTTACCGGATCGGGAACCGGAACGAGTGATAGCATACCGGCACAACTAAGTAACGGAGAATCGGTAATGACAGCGAGAGCAACAGAGTTATTCGCTCCGATCCTTTCCTCATTTAACCAAATGGGCGGAGGAGTTCCGATAAACATCACCGCATCAAGTAATCAGACCATGGGAGAGGATATGTTAGCAAGAGCTGTAGCAAAAGGAGTCCAGATGATGCCTAATCCGGTGGTATCTGTAACTGAAATAAACACAGTTGGAAAACGAGTTGAAGTACTTGAAAACCTAGAAAGCTTATAATATATTATTAAAAACTATTGAAAATATGGCAAAGTTTAATGAACAAATAATAAGAGAATGTGAGTTGTGGGTAAGCGAAAACGGACTCATGGAGTACGGAGGGGCAAAGCTTATTGATTTCTGTAATGTAATGGGAATCGGAAAGAGTACCTATTACCGGTGGATGGAAAATGAAACTTTCGGGACTGCTATAAAAAAGGCGAAAGAAGATTTCAAAAACGGGTTAGAACGCAATGTAGTTTCTTCCCTCGCAAGGTCTGCCATCGGGTATGAATACGAACAAGTTTCTTCCGAATACTACATGGAAGGCAAGAAAAAGAAGTTGAAAAAGGAAGTTAGAAAAAATGTCCGGGTTGAGCCTAATGTAGGAGCCGGAATATTCCTTCTCACAAACCTTGCTCCTGACAGATGGAAGAACAAACAGAACACCGAGCATTCCGGAGAAGTTTCTACAGGATTGACCGTTGTAGTCAAGAATCAGGAAGAAGCGGATTTAATCAAACAATTAAAAGAGCATTAGTTATGTCTGCACCTAAAGGAAACCAATTTTGGAAGTTGAGAAACAGGCATGGGAGAAGCAAGCGTTTTGCTTCTCCTGAACAGTTGTGGGAAGCAGCCTGTGAGTATTTTGCCTATTGTGACAGGACTCCATGGAAAGTAATCAAGAATAAAACGAAAGGAGAAATAAGGGAAAAAGAAGAAAGCCCTACACAACGTCCTTACTCCCTGACCGAGTTGATGGCTTATTTAGATGTTAGTAAGTCCTTTTGGAACGATTTTAAAAAAGGTAGTCATGAAGATTTTTCCGTAGTCATTACACGCATAGAGAATGTCATCAGGACACAACAATTAGAAGGTGCTATTGTTGGTGCGTTTAATCCCAATATAGTTTCTCGGATTATTGGTCTTTCTGATAAACAAAAGGTAACTCATACCATCAACAGTAAAGAGTTTAAAGGCTTTGATTTCTTACCTTATACTCCCAAAGCAGATGAAAGTATATGAGGTTTTAGCATCAAGCCGCTTTCTACTTGCTACAATGAACAGAAACGGAGTGAGCGCAGATGATATAATGTATCTTGATATGTTCTATGAGTATAGAGATATGCTTGCAGAAGGACGAAAAGAAGCCGAAATTCGGGACTTTCTTTCAAACAAGCATAAGCTATCAGCCTCAACAATAAAAAGAGTCATAAAACGTCTGAATGATGAATATAAATTATAGTTTTAATGGCTAAGTATAAACAAAAGTCCCGAACCAATCAAGGAACGGGGCTTATTATTTCTCTCATTTCAGCCTTTGCCAAAGGGGAAAGTTCTTTCATATAATTACATTTAAAGGCAGCTGATTCAAGTTCAAGCACATCATATCGGACACTGGAACGTAACTTTCCATCAGCATCTGTATATTTCTTCACTATGCCAGCTTTTACCCATTTAGTAACATTTCCTTTGCCATAGCGGATATGTGCCTGATTTTGAGATATAAATTGAGATTCTTTAAAGGAGTTGATCCGTTCTTTTTTACGACCCAGATTTTCTGCAAATTCTACTAGCTTAAACAGCAATTCTTCGGATATGGCTACAATCATATTAACATTTATTTTTACCACATCACTCATAAGACTTAGGAATGTTCAAATATTGATATTTAATTCTATCTAACAGATGAAATACAGGAAATGTAAGTGCATAATAATCTGTAACACCATTTACAGCAACTAATTTCCAATATGAGTAATATGCAGTTTTTTGAATATTGAATGTATATTTATTATCATAAATTAATAATTCATGTTGTTGTTTCTCCGTTATTGATGGATATAAAAGACATAATACTTCATTTATAGCTGTAAAATTCTTCCTATACGGAGATAATGGTTCTTGTATAGAACAGGCTGATATCGCATTAGAAACTTCATAATCATCTACAAACATTTTTTTCAAAACAAGAAATAATAATCCTGCATAATCACACGTTTTATGAAAATCGTCAAGAGTCTTTGTTGGTATTATCTCAATATGTGCTTCTTGAATTTTTGTTATTGTTCTAACATTTATTTCCCCACAATTAATCATTACCTGAATAATGTCAAGATAGCGTTCAAAAAATTCACTTCTTACATCAGGCGGCATATTTATTTGACTGAATAGAATATTTATGACTTTCACAAGATCATTCCTTATATCAAAACGAAAGATTTCCGTTGAATAGAATTTATCAATATATCCATTGAAAGCTTTATTGGTTCCATTGATATGTACAAAGCAATCACGCAAATTATTTATATCACATACTATAATAATTTTATCAAACCCAAATTTATTCTCTCCTGTACCCGTTTCATTGTCATTTGTAGACAAAATATTTAACAAGCGAAAAGACTGTAATGGTTCAAGACGATCAAAATCATCTATCAACAAAATAGTTTCTTTTTGCTTATTCTCTAATTTGCTAGCTTTAATAAGCATTTCTCTTATCAAATTAGATATGTCGTTCATTTCATAACTAGTACCTATCTCATTCTCTAAATCGTTTAAAAATTGTTCGATTTTAGTCTTTGGAGAATCATCTTTGTAGTCTTTGTATATATTCGCAATCACTTCTATTGCTTTACCTAACTTTACTGTATTCTCATCAATAAGTGATGCTACTTCCAAAATACTTTGCAATAACTTAAGCGCATTACTTTTCACCGACCTACATATTGTAGAAACTTTTTCAAAATCAGTTCTTTCAATCGTAATCCCAGTCCCCAACAATTGAATTAATATGTCGAATTTTATTAACTCGTAAATGTCTTTATTAGTTGAAGTCACATAATTTACTGGGAATAGTTTACATACGTAATATTTTTCCTGTTGTTCTGGATCATTAAAAAAATTATTTAAAAATGTAGTTTTGCCACTTCCAAAACAACCTGAAAAAATAATTCGTTGGTTATTTGTATTATTTAGATGAGCCTGAAATTGCTCCATCATACCCTTTGTTTCTATTTGACGCATAAATATTTCTGTATTATTCCTCACTTTCTATTCTAATCTCCATAATAAGAACAAAACGAATTTATTCTTTAGATTATTCCGGGTCGTAACCCTAATAATAAGATTGTGTAATACCCTTAAATATAACTTCTCTATCATCTACCTGGTTGGTTAATCTTTGATGTAACAAAGTCCGCAGTTCCAAGCCGTTAATAAGGCTTCTTTCTATAGCTTGAAAATAGAGAACATTATATTATTATCCTAAAAGTTTGGGTTCCAATAAATAACTATTAGGCTTTAACACCATTTGGTAAAACTGTATATTCCTACCTTGAAAAGTATCTACTATCTTCTTTTTTTCAGAATCTGGCATTCGAACACCCAAATAAATCCCTGTTACTGCCTTCTCTTTGATATTAACCAACCCCAGTTTATCACTAATAATTCTTATTTCTCTTTCATGTTCCCATTGCTTGGACTTATAATCGTGCATAATATACACAACTTCATGTATATCATCAGAGAATTTAAAGCGTAGAGTAGGTGGTTTATCTTGATAGTGCATTTGGATAACATTAGTATAGGAGCCCGGAATGGAAAGTTCTCGTAATAGCTCCATTTCATATTCAATACAGAAACCTTTATGCCCATTCGCATAATATGACCAAAGCAATTCATTTTTAACATCAAAGCTTAATGAATAAACGCCAAAAGATTCTCTAACCTCATTAATCCACTCGATATACAATTGAGTTCCTGATTTATGTGGTATTTGTATCCTGTCTGCTAAATTGATATAATTTCGTAAATCATCATCATTAAACAAAGCTTCACAGGGATCATTCAATTTTTCTTTTGATGATATGAATATTTGATTGGCTAAAAGGGTTTCAATATCTCTGCCTGTACCACTTCTGTACTTATACACTTTAGTCATACATTCATTCTACTTTAATATTGATATTCTTTCCACAGTGGGGGCAAGTGAGAGAGAGACCGTCTTTCTTTGGTTGTACTTCTTCCGGTGAAGCAAAGAGTTGCCACATAGGAATATTCAAGGCAGTAGCAATCTTTTCGAGTGTAGCTGTCGTTAATGATTCGGCAGAAACCATTTGCTTAACAGCGGACAAACTCACATTCATTTTATCGGCTAACATCTGTTGCGTGCAGCCATTTTCTTTTAGTACTTCTTTTATTCTCATATCTCATTGATTATTTATTGCAAAGGTAGCCTTATTAGCAAAAGGTATAGTATTCACTATCTTAATTAATCTTAATAAGACAGTATTTTCTATCTATTTATTTTGTTTAGAATAGTATTTGCTATACTTTTGCATCATCAAAGTTAAACCAATAAATAAAAAAGATATGGCACGTTACGATTTAAGCAAGATAATGAAGAGAGCTCACAACCTTTATAAAAACGCTCATGCAAAGTACCCGACATTTGCCGATGCACTCCGTAAGTCTTGGAGCATGGCAAAATTTGAGGTTAGGGTAGCCGAAGAACGCCAAGCAATCGAAGCGGAGACAAAAGCACGTGAAGCAAAGGTACGTGAAGAGAACGAGCAAGCCGCCATTAGTTCGGTTCTTCTTCGTGCACAAATCGAAGCCGATCGGATCAGAAGAGAAGCGGAAGCCAAAGTGGAACGCATGAAAGGCGAGATAGCAGCACGCAAAGAGGGTATCTCTCATAATGAGTACCAAAACCGCATTAGCCGTGCAATGGGCTACGGGTGTGGTTCGTATT